CTTCATCCAGGCAATGGTAATGTTTTTTACGAAGTAAACAATGAGCAAGATGCTGCTGAAGCCATGGAAGTAATGAACTTTGAATTAGAAGCTCAAATTGCTGCACGTGATTTAAGCCTTTCTAAGCTCGAAAGTATTTCCAGGGTAGTATTAGGTATTCGAGCGGATAAAATGACCACAGCAGAGCTTAAAAGAGACATTATGGTGTTTGCCAGAAGAGATCCCCAAGAATTTTTAGATTTAATTAATGATCCAATGGTTGAGCTTCAAGATGAAGTAGTAAAAATGTTTAGCGCAACTTTGTTACAAATGAGAAATAAAAACAGAGATGTATATTTTAATTTGAAGAAAAACAAAACTAAAATGCTTACGGTTCCTCATGGCGAAGAAGTATCGTTTATTGTTGCTTCTTATTTTCAGACTGATGAAGGCGTAGAGTCTTACAAGCTGCTAAAGAAAATGCTAGAAAAATAAAAGGGCACAACCTCGAATAAATCAAAACGTATTTTTTTTATGTATCTTTGTATAAATACTAGATACGATGATAAACGAAGTACGAAATGCTGTAATGGCTGTGATAAATAAAAACAACTACGGGTACATTTCCCCCAGTGATTTTAATTTATTTGCAGAACAAGCCCAGCTTGATATATTCGAGGATTATTTTTATTTATACAACAATCAATTAAATGCAGAGGTAATGCGTAAATCTGGAACAGGATACGCTAATATTACCAAAGGCATAGTTGAAGTTATAGATAGTTTTTCTGTAAATACTATTCTAACTCAAATAAATGCGAATACATATAGACTGCCTTCTGACTACTATTTAGTAGATAAAATATTTTATTATTCAAATTTATTAGATTCAGGAACAGCCACATCTACACTTGGATCGCTATTACTAGACGGAAGTCAAAATTTTTTAAGCACCGTTACCCCGGGTAGCCTGGTGGTAAATTCAACTATATCACTACAAGCTTTTGTTGTTTCAGTAGATAGTGACATTCAGCTGACACTCAGCAGCCCTATAATGGCATCAGGCCAAAACTATTCAATTTACTCAAACACCCATATTAAGGAAGTAGAAAGAATTACGCAGAACAAAATATTTTACCTTACAAACTCAAACATTGCTGCTCCAACTACAATGTTCCCAGCATATGTATTAGATAGCGCAACTGGAACGGCATTAGGAAATACAGTTACCGTTTATCCTACGACTATCACTGGGGCAGCTGACATACACGCTCAATATGTGAGATACCCACTCGCACCCAAATGGACGTTTACCACATTGTCTGGGGGTGAGCCAGTGTTTAATGCATCGGCTAGTGATTATCAAGATTTTGAACTACCTACTTCTGACATGAATGGATTAGTAAATAAAATATTGCAGTACGCTGGTGTATCAGTAAGAGAAAATGATGTAACTAAATTTGGTCAGTCATTGGAGGCAGAAGATAGATTAACCGAAACAACACAATAAGATTATGGCATATTTAACAGGTTATCAATATTATGAAAATTCAGGCAACATTCCAGAAGATGCAAACTGGGGCAGCTACCAGTATGTTTCCTTGGAGGATATAGTAAATAATTTTATGCTTATTTACAACGATAATCTACAATTAATAAATAATGTCAATAGATACCAAGTTTTATTTTATGCTAAAAGAGCTATACAGGAATTAAATTATGATGCCTTCAAAGAAATAAAAGTTTTAGAGCTTGATGTATGTGATAGATTGAGGTTTGTTTTGCCGCCAGATTTTGTAAATTATGTACGAATATCTATGTATAAAGATGGTTTGCTATTTCCTTTAAGTGAAAACATACAAATTAATTCAGCAACTAGCTATCTACAAGATCATGATTGTAAAATTTTATTTGATATAAATGGAAATATATTGCAGGCTGAATACTCGGCGGTAGACAGACAAAGAATTGCCGGAACTAAAAAATCAATTTATTTAGGAGAGGGCCCTTATCACGGTAGAGAAGGATTCTGCATAGATGGATGCTGGTACTTTGACTACAGAATTGGCGCTAGATTTGGGTTAAATAGTGAAACCGCAAATATAAATCCTACATACAGAATAGACAAAAAAGCTGGAGTTATTAATTTCAGCTCAGACATGGCTAATCAATTATGTGTATTAGAATATGTTTCTGATGGTATGGAGAATGGAAATGATGCTGCCGTTAGTGTAAATAAATTATTTGAAGATTACGTTTATTCGTATATTAAATATGCTATTCTAAATTCAAGATTGGGAGTACAAGAATTTATAGTTAATAGAGCAAGAAAAGATAAATCAGCGCTTTTAAGAAATGCAAAAATTCGCCTAAGTAATATACATCCAGGTAGGCTTTTAATGAATCTTAGAGGCCAATCAAAGTGGATTAAATGACAGTAATACAAACTAATTTTATTAAAGGCCGAATGAATAAATCGGTCGATGAAAGGCTGCTTCCACCAGGTGAATATGTAGATGCTTTAAACGTGCGTTTAGGATCTACTGAAGACACAGAGATAGGATCAGTAGAAAACTCTAAGGGTAATTTAATGATAGCTGAATTAAGCTATGATGGAGTTGTTTTGAATCCAACCAGCACGAAATGCATTGGCGTTTTAGAAGATGGCGCAAACAACACAATATATTGGTTTGTTCATGATTCAGCTAATGCGCAGTCAGCAACAGGTAAAGTTGATATGATTGTGTCTTACAATGTTATAAATAACAATTTAGTTTATCATGTCATATCTACAAGTGTATTGAATTTTGATTCATCTTATTTAATTAATGGTGTAAACAAGATAGATGATTTGTTGTTTTTTACTGACAACCTTAATCCTCCAAGATGTATTAATGTTAATAGAGCTTATCTACCCCCAACAGCGTTAGATGTAGATCAGATTACAGCCGCAGAGCTTAATGTAATTAAAGCGCCGCCAATGTCTGCACCTACAATTAACTTGCTTCAATCAGGTCAAGAAGAAAACTTTTTAGAAAAAAACATTGTAAGCTTTGCTTATAGATATAGATATTTGGATGACGAATATTCTGCCATATCTCAGTTTAGTGATATTGCTTTTGTGCCTAGTTTTTTTAGTTTGAATACCAGTGATTTATCTAACGCTGGAATGGAAAACTCTTTTAATACAGCTGAAGTTACATTCAACACTGGTAGTAAATTAGTTAAAGAAATAGATTTACTGTTTAAATATGCAAATCAACCAGGGGTTTATGTTATTGAAAAGTTTAACAAAGGCATATTAGGATGGTCTAATAATATAAATAGAACCGAAGTATTTAGACACAACCAAATATATACTGCTCTTAGCGACAATCAATTGACTAGACTGTTTGACAATGTTCCACGCACAGCAAAGTCTCAAACTATTATGGCGAACAGATTGATGTACGGAAACTATGTGGACGGATACAATGTTAACAATCAATTAAACTACACGGTATCTCAACAATCTGAGGTAATTAACTTACAAGAATTTACCGGGGTGCTATCAAGTGGTGCATATACAATAGACATAAGCAAAACAATAAGTAATGCTGTTGCTACATTTGATTTTACAAATATAGACAACGCAGCATCTCTAAAACAAGACTCACAAATAGGATTTCAATTTAATTTCCAATCAGAAGATTTTGATGCACCGGGTGGTGGCGCCCCTCCAGGCATTCCAACTCAACCTACAACCTCTATTACTTTTACAATTACTTTAAATCAAGATTACAATAGTATATATGATTTATTTAGTGGAACTTTTGCAAACGAACAGATAGGAACAGTTTCTAATATTGTTACAGGACCATTCACCACAACAAGTCCTTGTACCGGAACTACATTTACAGACATATTAAATTGTGCTATTACAGATCAATCTCCTAATTTACATACGTTTTCCGGCATAGATGGCAGAGATGAGCCAATTAAAATTACTACTAATCCAGGTAGTTCATCAGTTAGCCTGCAGTTAGTTGCCGCAGAATTTGATAATCCTCTTGTAGCCCCAAATCCAGATATGTTTGGCTATTATAAATTTACCGCAGCTCAAGCCGATTATTCTTCTAATGGAAGTAGAAAAAGTTTACACAGCAATAGAAACTATGATGTAGGAATTGTGTACATGGATGAATACTTGCGAAGCACCACCGCCCTGACTTCACGCAACAACACCATATACATACCACCTATGAGTTCAGTCACCGCAAATAGTTTACAGGTTTCCATTCCCACTACTATGGTTCCTCCGCCATGGGCAAGCAAATATAAATTTGTTGTTAAAAGAGCAGAAGACACATATGAAACAATATATTCTGTAATTGCATTTGATGATGATTCTACTAATTCAGTATGGATTAGACTGGAGGGTGACAATCAAGTTAAAACAAAAAAAGGAGACACACTGATTGTTAAAGCTGATGTTAGCGGCCCACTAAACACAGTGGTTAGAACAAAAGTTTTAGCTTTAGAATCAAAAGAAAACAACTTTTTAACCCCAGAAGCATCACAATTGGTTGGAAGTACGGCACCATTTATTTCAGAACCCGCTGGATTGTATATGAATCTTAAGCCCCAAGGCTTTACAATAACTGACGATATAAATGGATTTTTTGATAGCGGACAAGAAGGAGGTAGAAGCAGTAAAAGAGGCGGCCCAGCTGCAAAAGCAGGAATTCCTTGTTTTAAAGAAGTTGTTAATCAAAGCACGGGTGCAACTGAATTTGAAAATATCAGTATACCTGAAGGATCATTGGTAAACTTTGCAATTAGATTTAACAGAAATGCAAGCGACGGGGGTTTTTTAGTCGGAAGCTCAACACAAAAAACTTATATATATAATAGAACCGTGGTGGCTTCGCAAGATTACAACACATTATATGAATTTGTTTTAGGGGAAGGAATTGATTTTACTGAAGGAGTAGCATCTGGAACGGGCAGTCAACCAGGTAATGCTTTTACTAGTTCAATTGGCAATGTGGCAACTTTTGATGCGGCCACCTTCCAACCCACAGGTACAAATTTATATAGGTTTTTTACCGTTGGATCGGCCACTCCGGGGACAGGATTGCAAGCTGCTATCGATGCAGGTGCTAAACTTACATTAGGGTTAATTAGTGGAACAGGTGGAGATAGTGGTCAAAGAACTAGGGTAGAAGGTCAAGTAACTATTAATATTGGCACCGCATCACTTATACTAGAAACTGAGCCATTAAACGCTGATTTAGATATATACTTCGAAAACGACGAAGTGTTTGATATTACGGGCGGCTTTCACCAATCAGGCAGTAAAACAGGAGATCAAAATCAAACCGCTGTACAACCAGGTATAGTAAATCTAGGATTTTTTGATTGTTTTGCTTTTGGTAATGGTGTAGAAAGTTACAAGTATTTAGATGAATTAGATGGCTCTAGCTTTACACTTGGCCAGAGAACAACATCAGTATCTGAAGAAGATTATAAAGAAGCAAATAGATATGCGGGTGTTACATATAGTGGTGTCTATAATGCTGACACAAACATAAACAGATTTAACGAATTTAATTTAAGTGATGCAAACTTTAAAGATTTAGAAAAATCTTTTGGCGACATAAATGTTTTACATTCATTTGAAACTAACTTATTAGTATTACAAGAAGATAAAATATCAAATGTGTTGTTAAGTAAACAGGCGCTACAAGCTGCCCAGGGGGCAGGTGTAGTAGCTACATCTACAGCTGTACTCGGAACTCAAATAGCTAGAATTGAAGAGTATGGAATCAGCAACAATCCTGAAAGTTTTGCGGCATATGGAGATACCAGGTATTTTACAGACACAAGCAGGGGTGCAGTAATTCAACTAAAAGGAACAGGTGGTGTTCAAGATAAGCTTACATTAATATCTGAATTAGGAATGAGAAGTTATTTTAGAGATAATTTTATTGAATATCCAGATACACAAAAGATTGGAGCCTTTGATCCATACATGAATGAATATGTATTAAGTTCAAATACAATCGGATTGCCAAATGCATATCAGTCTAATACAGAAATACCGGTTGAATGCGGTGCAACATTTGGGGCTTATGATTATAATGAACCAATTATTTATAATGTAAATTTAGGTGAAGCTCAAGGTAATGTTGTGGTTATTTATGCTATTACTGGAGCGGTAACAATTGCTTATGAGTGGAGCTCTGTAAGCGCAAGCATACCAGGGGCTACAGGATCAGGAAGCTTTAACTTTAATAAAAATACAGCTAATCCTACTAATTTAAAAATAACAATAACACCAACCGGCTCTTATACTGCTAAATTTAAAGTCAGTTGTCCAGCTGTAAATGAATTAACAATTATTAATGTGGCCCTTGGATCTGTATCTGATGACGGATTATTTATACATGATGAATTTTATTGGAGCGATGGTACAATAACAAGCCCAGTAGAAAGTACACAAACAGCCTTCAGCTTTACTCCGTTTGACACTAATAGATTGGCTAGGTATACTAGCATTACGGGTATTGAATCTGAAGGGTTGTTTCCAGCCAATAATGCCACGGTATATATGGCTTCAAATAAAATAGATTTTGACACATTAGTGTTTAGTCCAGCATCTGGTTATCCAGGGCCTACTATTCCACCGGCAGCAGATAAGTTTTCATTCTTAGTATCAAATACTCTTTACACATCTTCTCAAGCAGACATCAATGCATTAGTGGCGGCGGCAACAGATATTACCACTGTAACTAACCCGTCAACAGGATATTATGAGGCAAACTTTACATACAGCAATCCAAGTAATCAAACTTATTTATATTTAATTTATAATTATGCGGGAGTTGTGGCTACTTCATTGAAGTTTGGAAACACATCATTACTTGCGTGTTGTTTAGGATCAAGCACTAGTTACTTTTTAAATACATCAAGCTTTAGCACAGCAACTTCGGTGTACACAGATTCAGATTTAACCACGCTGGCAGCCGATGGATTTTACGCAGAGGCTTCAGGAGCTACACCGGAAGTCAGAGAACAGTCAGCAGGGTTGTTAATATCCAGTTCTACTTGTTCAACTTGTAATTATATTTATATATCAGCAGTAAGATCAAGCACTACAGACTTGTGTACTAACAATTACATTATGTCGGTGCAAGCGCAAACCACAACTAATCATGCATTTGCAAGCGTGGTTCCAGGTGATGTGTTAAGTGTTTTACCTGCCGGATTGCCAGGTTTTATAGCATATAGCGCAGTACAATTTGAAGACACGGCAACAGGCACAACATACAGAATTGCAGAAGTAAATGCTAGCGGTCAAATAATAACATTATATTTTGGAGGAACAGGAACTTGTGGGGCACCACTATAAAATAAAAATATGGGAGCAGTAACATTAACATATAGCGAAACTTCAAAAGGATGGCCATCATTCTATTCATTCATTCCTGAAAAAATGGTGGGTATGAATAACTATTTGTATTCGTTCAAAGGAGGCAAGCTATATAGGCATAACGTAAGTACAACAAGAAATGAATATTATGGGGTTAGATTTAACTCTACCATTTCCAGTATATTCAACACAAAACCTTTAGAAGTAAAGTTATTTAAAACAATTTATTTGGAGTCAGATAGCGCCTGGGCAGCTACCTATAATTCAGATATGCATAATCCAGGTGGTAGTTTATTAGCTTCTTACTTTGTTCAAAAAGAAACAGATTGGTTTTCTTTTTTAAGAGCAGATGAAAATACGGTTAATTTTAATTTAAGATCTGCCAATGGACTGGGTGATGTAAACTCTGTCAACTCAACAGATTTAGCTTCAGTAATTCTTTCATTCTTATTCGACATTGGTTCAATAATATCTGTAGGAGATGTTGTATATTTTGGAAACACACCAACACTGGGTGGAACTGTAGTAGCTACAACTAATAACACAGTTAGCATAGACACTACTATAGCGGGTGGATCTGTACCAACAGCAGGATCATTTATTTGTTACATAAAAAACAGTGTGGCAGAATCGCATGGTGTTAGAGGGCACTACCTAGAATTTACCTTAACGAATTCAGATACGACGCCGACAGAACTTTTTGCTGTTAAAAGCAGCATGTTTAAAAGTTACCCTTAAAATTTGTATCTTTGTTGTTAAACTTATAAATTTATCAATATGGAGGAAGAATTAGCTAGTTCATCGGGTACATCTTTAGGGCAAATAGCTGGTGCAGTAGGTGCGCTTTTCGGGATAGCTGGTTCCTTATCTCAAGCCACAGCTGCTAAAAGAGCTGTTGAAAGAGCAAATGAAGAAGCGGCTATTGCAGTTGCACAAGCCAGGGACAGCATAAGTAAAATGCCCGTATTGGAAAAAGGTATACCCGTTCTTGCTATAGATCAAATTCAAAAAGATTCATTAAGACAAAGAAAGCAATTACTTGATGCTGTAAGAGGTTCAGGTCAACGAGCTGTATTAGGCGCTGTCCCCACAATAGGAGAACAAATATTGACTCAAGAAGAAAAACAAAGAGGCGTAGTTGAAAAACAACTCCAAGCCAGGGAAGATGAAATTGTAAAAGCTGAACAAGCAAAACAAGATTTAGAATTACAAATGCTAACAGCAAGTGGGGCAGCAGCTAGACAAAGAGCTGCAAGTGCTGCTAGACAAGGAGCGTTAGCTGTTGGTGCTGCGGGCAGGTCAGCAGCAGCATTAGGAGGCGAGATATTAGAGGGATCGGATTTATTTGGAGGAGAAAAAAGAAGATTTAATAGAGCGTTAAATCAATTTATAGAAGGTCAAGGTGAAGGTGTAAGTGAAAATTTTGATAGAGAAGGTTTTGTAGATTATTTAAACACAAGAGAGGAGTCATTAGAAGACTTAACTGAAATGTTAAAAGATCCTAACAACACTTTATTTGCTGATTTCGCTTTAGAAACAGGAACAGAATCCACGGAAACATTTGATACATTTAATTCAGTAGCGTCATAATATGGCAAAAGACAATAGAACTTATTA